ACCCTACATTCTTTAGCTTTTTGGCGATTGGGTATGAAAAAAAGTGAAGTGATGCAGGATGAACACTACGAAGATATAGGAAGAGATCTAGGTATAGAGGTTACAGTTTATTCTGATGGACAAGAAACTACAGGGTTCATAGATTCAAATAGTGAATACTTTAATTTAATAAACGCAGCAAGAATTAAGGGATCCTCCCTTGAGGAAGAGTACAACACGGATATGTATTCCCCTACTTTGGATAAACAACTACTACAAATTTTAAAAGATGAGGTTGAAAATTATAAGAACTCTTTTAAATTAAAAGATTTCACCGACATGATCGAAAAATTTAATGTGGCCGAATTGTGTCCGAAATACGACATCGTATTTATTGATGAGGCCCAAGATTTATCCCCTGTACAGTGGAAAATGGTAGATATTATAAGGGAAAATTCAAAATATGTTATACTAGCCGGTGATGATGATCAAGCTATTTATGGGTGGGCAGGCGCAGATGTTAAAAAATTTCAGCAGGAACCAGCGAGAAAAGACATTATTTTGCCACAATCGCACAGAGTTCCTAAACAGGTTCAAGACATAGCAAATAAAATTTTAGATAGAATTCCGGACGAACGGAGAATTAAAAAACATTGGAAGGCCCGAGAAGAAGAAGGACATGTATATCATATAACTTCGATCGAAGATGCTCCTCTATACGAAGGAGACTGGTTAATTCTTGCACGAACAAACGATCGACTGGATAAAATTAAACCAATCCTAAGAGACATGGGAATCTATTTTCAAATTAAGGGTCGCAAAAGTTACAAGACATCATTGTTTAGAAGTATTGTAAACTACACAAGGTGGTCCGATAAACAGGATAAGTTATCTCTAACAGAAGTAAAGGACATATTTGATTGTATCCCTTCTAGTAATTTTGCTGTGAAGGAAGAAAGGCTTTATGACTTAAAAGAATTTGGATTTAGTAATACCGATAGATGGTTTGATGTATTTACTGTGGATCCAGAGGAATGTTTATATATCAGAGAAATGTTACGCCATGAAGAAGAACTATCTAAAGATGCAAGAATAAAATTATCCACAATTCATTCTGCAAAAGGTGGGGAAGCAACAAACGTTTTATTAATTTTAGATAACACTAAAACTATTAGAGAAGCAGTAGATAAAAGTTTTGAAAAAGCAGACGAAGAAAATCGAGTCTGGTATGTGGGAGTTACAAGAACATCACAAAATTTATATATCATGACAGCAAAAAAGGAGGCAAAAGGATATGACATCGAAAGTTTGGGATAAACAAATTGGAGGATCACATTATCAGAAATTTAAAATTCAACCAAGTAAATTTGTGATCGATAATAAGTTGCTTTATCCAGAAGGATGCGTTATAAAATATATCATTCGACATAGTATGAAGAATGGAAAGGAAGACTTATTGAAAGCCAAACATTTTATAGATATGATTATTGAAAGGGATTATTCATGAAAGAACCACCTTCTCATATTCCTCACTATATGTTGTTAATAACTCTGCTCTGTCTGTATTGTTATTTCATGCTAGGAAATCTATGAAGATACCAAAGTTTGAAGCACAAACTGAATGGGTAAAACCCACCGAATTTCCAGATCTACGAGAGGTAGATGAAATTGCAATAGATTTAGAAACAAGAGACCCTGACCTTATTAAAAAAGGATCTGGTTCTATTATTGGTAACGGCGAAGTAATTGGTATTGCTGTAGCCACAAAACATTATAAAGGATATTTTCCTATTGCGCATGAAGGTGGTGGTAATATGGATAAAGTTAAAGTGTTAGAATGGCTTAAAGATATATTAGAATCTCCTTCCACAAAAATTTTTCACAATGCTATGTATGATGTCTGCTGGCTAAAAAAGATGGGATTTAAAATCAACGGTGACATTGTTTGTACAATGATTGCTGCAGCTGTAACAGATGAAAACAGATTTCGATATGATCTTAACAGTTTGTCGTGGCGCTATTTAGGGTACGGTAAAAATGAAAGAGCATTAGCAGAAGCTGCAGAAGAATGGGGCATCGACCCTAAAGCTGAAATGTATAAACTCCCGGCTATGCATGTTGGATCTTATGCAGAACGAGATGCTGAAGTAACCTTTGGTCTATGGCAAGAGATGAAAAAAGAAATTATTAACCAGGACCTGGAGGATATATTTGATTTAGAAACAGAACTCTTTCCATGTCTTGTAGACATGAGATTTAAAGGAGTAAGAGTAGATGTCGAAAGAGCTCAAGCAATGAAAACAGAATTTAAAAAAGCAGAACAAGATTTATTACATAAGATAAAAGGTGAAACAAATATTGATACACAGATCTGGGCAGCACGATCAGTGGCTAATGTATTTGATATGTTAAAGATAGAATACCCACGCACAGAAAAAACTGAAGCCCCATCATTTACTAAAAATTTTTTACAGGAACATAAACACCCTGTTGTTAATATGATTGCTAAAGCGCGAGAAATAAACAAAGCCCATACCACGTTTATAGATTCTATTTTAAGATACGAACATAAAGGACGAATCCACGCCGAAATAAACCAACTTAGAAATGCAGGCGGAGGCACGGTGACTGGAAGATTTTCTTACCAGAACCCAAACTTACAGCAAATTCCTGCCAGAAATAAAGATCTTGGTCCTAAGATTAGAAGTTTATTTATACCTGAAGAAGGGTGTAAATGGGGTTGTTTTGATTATAATCAGCAGGAACCACGACTCGTTGTACATTATGCATCTCTTTACAAACTTCCATCTGTTTATGAAGTCGTAGATTCTTATAAAGAAAATGTTAAATCAGATTTTCACCAGACCGTAGCTGATATGGCAGAGATTCCTAGATCTCAAGCCAAGACTATTAACCTAGGATTATTCTACGGCATGGGAAAAGCTAAACTACAGGCGGAACTCGGAGTAACTAAAGAAAAAGCAGCGGACCTTTTTAATACCTATCATGGTAAAGTACCTTTTGTTAAACAGCTAATGGAGAAGGCATCTAACAGAGCACAGGACCGAGGACAGATCCGGACTCTACTGGGTAGACTTTGTCGCTTCCATCTATGGGAACCTAATAGTTTCGGTATGCATAAAGCCATGCCGCATGAAGATGCACTCAGGGAACATGGACCGGGGATCAGGCGTGCTTATACTTACAAAGCTTTAAATAAATTAATTCAAGGAAGCGCAGCAGACATGACCAAAAAATCTATGTTAGAGCTTTATAAAGAAGGTATTATACCTCATATTCAAATACATGATGAATTAGATCTTTCAATTAGAGGGGAAGATGAGGTTAAAAAAATTATTGAGATTATGGAGAATGCTGTTACACTTGAAGTTCCCAACAAAGTAGACTATGAGTTTGGTGCTAATTGGGGAGATATTTACGATTAACCAGGAGGAAACTATGGAAAAAGTAAAAAATGAAGCTAAGAGAATCTGGGGACTAGCAGTAGCTCATCCTAAGATCTCTGCAGCTGTAGTAGTAGTGGTAGTTGCCATTTACTTTCTAGCTAACTAGGAAGTTTATGATCGATGGCCTATCTCAACGCTAACATACCAATCATAGAATGCTACGTTAGGGGTAACTATCTACGCGATCAAAAAGATTCCCACGATAAATATTTTGAATGTGTGGTATTTGGAGTAAGCTCCTTACCTAAGCAGGTCCCTTTATTTCATTATTTAATGACTGATGGGGGACTGTGGTGGAGAGCTCCAATATCTGCTTTCTGTACTAAACCAGGAACAAAAGAACTACCATTAAATGAGCTGGTAATGTGGGACTCTTTCAGTTATAACTTTAGTGTTACAACTTTTTATCAGTTGGCTGGATCTAAGATGTCATACATTTCCAGACGCAAAGTTAAAAGGGAAGGAACATACTTATTCACCATTGATTGGTGCGCGGGTGATTCTAACGAATTGAACTTCGGCTATGCCGAAAAGCCCGACCAACATAAGTGCGGTCATGTAATAGAACTAGATGACGGTAATTATGCGATACAGCCAAACAACAGGTTAAGGGCATTTGATCCATCTCTGGCTGCAAATCCATCAGAACATTTAGTACATAGACTAGTCAATACAAAGACCTGGTCTGTTGAAAATACTTCAAAATGGATTACAGATGAACATGAAGAAGGGAGTTATGATTATCATTACTCTACATTAGAGGATAAAAAAAATGACTGAACGATTTTGTAAAAAATGTAATAAAATGTGTCACTGTACCAACGCAGAGAGTGGTGAATGTGCAAACTGTGAATGTAATAGTTTGGCCGAAGATCAAAGTTTTGAAAACAATGGTGGTGTCGTAATTGACGACACGGGAGAATGTGAATCATGTCAATAATAAAAAAAATATTTTTAATACTAGCACTACTTGCATTTACTTCGTGTGTTGCAGTAGGACCTAGATGTACTTACACACAAGACGGAACTAAACTATCATCTTGGATTTGGTTTACAAAAGAAATACCGGTAGACCTAAGCAAGGAGAATTGTAACTAAAATGAATGACAAAGTCATCACAGCATTACTCGCAATTCTTATTGCACTCGGCGGTTGGACCCTATCTCGTACCTTCTCGCTCTCTCAAGACATGGTTCTTGTTAAAGAAAAAGTATCGGGGATTGAAAATGAAGTATCGGACTTTAAAACTTTTAAGAAGAAGAAGAAACGCAAGAAAAAGAAATCAAACAACTGAAAAAGCGGTTCAGGGTTTGATAATTATCCTAGCATTGGTTCTGGTTCTTTTAGTTGGATGTGAAAATGGGGCCAGACACTCATTAGAACTGACAGAACCCACAGATCATACAACAGGTGACGACGGCGGAAAAATAAAGTATAAGATTATTTGGGGGAGTACAAAACATAATGATTGAAAAATTAATGACTTTACTTGTTGGAATCTTGTTGGCGTTAGCCGGCTGGAGTCTTTCTAGAACTTTTGAACTCTCAACTATCCAGGCAGTACATGAAGATAAAGTACATACACTTCAACGACAAGTTTTAAAACTGGAAGATCAAG